ACAGAGGCGACTTTTGGTTGGCTGTGCATGGTGCTAACATGTACGGTAACGATAAAATATCATTACAGGATAGAGTCCAGTGGGTAAAAGATAATGAAGACTGGATTATAAAATGTGTTGATGACCCATTTACAAATAGACAATGGGAAGACGCAAGTAATGCTTTCCAATTTTTAGCGTGGGCTGAAGAGTGGAAGAGATTTAAAGCTGAAGGTGATGGCTTTGTGTCTAACATAGTTGTTAATGTTGATGGCTCTTGTAATGGTTTACAAATTTACTCTTTGATGTTGCGAGACAAAAAAGCAGGTGAGTTAGTAAACTTGTTACCAAGTGATAAACCAAAAGACATTTATCAATTAGTTGCAAACTCTGTAATAGAGACATTAAAAGAACATGCAAAGGTCGGTAGACCGTATGCACAACAATGGCTTGACTATGGAGTAAAGCGTTCAACTACTAAAAGAAGTATTATGACTATCTGTTATGGAAGTACCAGATATTCTTGTACGGACTTTGTTGTTGAAGACTTAACAAAGCGTAAAGACAAAGGTGAGATGCACCCATTTATTGACGATATGTTTAAACCTGCATCTTATTTAGCAAGTATAATATGGGACAGTATCGGTGATAACTTAAAATCAGCAAGAGTTGGTATGAAGTTCTTACAAGATATTGCACGTGTTGTATCTAAGTTACAGTTGCCTATACATTGGGTTACACCAGTTGGTTTTCCAGTGTATCAGTCATACCCTGAGATGAAGTCTAAAAGAGTTAAGGCTATGCTTATGGGTGAAGTTATAAAACCACGTATCAATGTAGAAGATGACAAAACTGATAGACTCAGAATGTCTAACGGAGTTGCACCTAATCTGGTTCACTCTGTAGACTCTGCGGCTATGATTGAAACTGTCAACATTGCATTAGAGAATGGTATTGAAAACTTTTGTAACGTGCATGACTCGTTTGGTACTACTGCGGCAGACGTAGAAGTATTGAATAAGAGTCTAAGAGAAGCGTTCATACAGATGTTTACTGATAATGACATACTAGCCAATTTCAGAGATGATGTACTGAGACAGCTTCCTGAAGAGTACAAGACTAAGTTGCCTGAAGTTCCGCAAAAAGGTGACTTAGATATTAATGAATTGCGGAATAGTGAGTTCTTTTTTGCATAAGAAAAGTACCCATAGTAGACAATAAAAAAGGAGACTTAAAAATATGTCTAAAAACAACAATGTAAGGATTGTTACGCCAATAGGTATTTCACAATACGCATGGCTTACAACTCCTGATACGCAATTTGACCAAGATGGTCATTATAAGACCAACCTTATAGTCAATGCGAAAGAGTCTCAATCAGTTGTCAAAGCGATTGATGATGAGATTAAGAAAAGTGTTACTCTTGCTAAAGAGAAGACTAAAGGTAAAGAACCTAAAATGGCAAATCTTCCATACGAAGAGGAAATCATTGAAGGTAAACCTACTGGAAATCTTATCTTCAAGTTTAAGACTAAAGCTAAAATCATAACTAGAGATGGTAAAGTTATTCCAAATAAAGTTGCTATCTTTGATAGTGCAGGGAAACCTATGGTTGATGCTAATGTCTGGTCAGGCAGTGAGATGAAAGTATCAGCAGAGTTGATACCATATTTTACAGCTATGGCAGGTGCAGGAGTAAGCCTTAGATTAAGGGCAGTGCAGATAACTAAACTTGTAGAGGGTGGAGCAGGTAACTCAAAAGGTTACGGCTTTGACGAGGTGAAAGATGGTTACGTTGCACCAGAAGACAAGACATTTGAAAATGAAGTGGCAAACTCGCAAACTGACTTCTAATCAAGTAGGTCTTAAATATGGTTTTAGGTCAGGCTTGGAGATAGCAATATCAGAAGAGCTTGACTTAAACAAAGTTAAATACGAATTTGAAAAGATTAAATTAAAATACACTGTGCCTGAGAAGGTACATACATATACACCTGATTTTTATTTAAAAGAAAAAGATTTTTTTATAGAGACAAAAGGTTTGTTCACATCTCAAGACAGAAAAAAGATGAGATTTATAAAAGAACAACACCCTGAGTTAGACATAAGATTTATATTTAGTAATAGTAAACAAAGAATTAGTAAAAAAAGTAAAACAACTTACGGAATGTGGTGTGAGAAATACGGATTTAAGTATGCTGACAAACATATTCCAATAGAGTGGTTATGAGCAATTTGAGAACAGAAACAAAATACATAGTAATACATAGCAGTGAGTCTTCACCTAAAGAAGACTTTGATGTTAAAGATATTGACACACAACACCGTAAAGACGGTTTGTTTTCTTGTGCGTTTCATAAAATAATAAAAAGAGATGGGACAATACAAGATGGTAGAGACATACAAATAGCAGGAGCACATATTGCTGATGGTTCTCTAAAATTGTCTAATAAAAATTCCATAGGTATCTGCTTAGTAGGCGGAAAAACTACAGATGGACAACCTGACTGTAATTACACGTTCAAACAGTACACCGCTTTGGTAAACCTCGTTAAAAAGTTGAAACAGGATTACAGTGGGGTTGAGATAGTAGGTCACAGAGATGTGGCAGACTCCGTATCTCCGCACTTTGATGTATCAGAGTTGCTGAGATAGTTTGTTGGGGTGGTAGAGAAGCGAGAGTGGAAACTATCACCCCTAAATAATTAGACAAAAAATTTTATGCAAAAAACTGAAAGTGAATTTTTATATCATACGTCTTGCGACAACTGCAATTCTAGTGATGCCAACTCCGTCTATTCTGACGGACATACATATTGTTTTTCATGCAATACAACAACAAGAGGAAACGATTTGAATAATCCAATAGCAACAGAAACCAGTAAAGAATTTATTGAAGGTAGTATTACGGAATTAAGTAAACGTAAAATTAATTACAACACAGTTCAAAAATTTAATTATCAATCTGGTGCATGGTTTGGTAGACCATGTCAAATAGCAAACTACTACAACAAAGACAAAGAGCTTGTTGCACAAAAACTTAGATACCCTGATAAAACATTTCAGTGGTTAGGTGATGCAAGAGAAGCAGGTTTGTTTGGTCAGCATTTGTGGAGAGACAAAGGTAAGATGTTGATTATTACAGAAGGCGAGATAGATGCAATGAGTATATCTGCTATCAACCAGAATAAATTTCCTGTTGTCAGTATAAAATCAGGAGCTCAAGGAGCAAAGAGAGATATACAAAAAGAGTTAGAGTGGGTTGAAGGATTTGACTCTGTGTATTTTTGTTTTGACCAAGACGAGCAGGGTAAGAAGGGTGCAATAGAATGTGCTAAATTACTTACACCTAACAAAGCAAAGATATGTACGTTACCATTAAAAGATGCAAACGAGATGGTACTTGCAGGTAAAGTAAAAGAATTAACAGATTGTATATGGTCAAGTAAAGCATACAGACCTGATGGTATTATACTTGGTGCTGATATTTGGAATGATATACAAAAAGAAGATGAGTATGTTACAGCAAAATATCCTTTTGAATGTATGAACGTAAAGACTCATGGATTACGTAAAGGTGAGCTTGTAACTGTAACAGCAGGTAGTGGTGTAGGTAAGTCTAGCTTTTGTAGACATGTTGCACTTAGTTTATTAGAACAAAAATATACAGTGGGTTACATAGCACTAGAAGAAAGTGTTAAACGTAGTGCACTTGGTATTATGGGTGTACATTTAAAACAACCATTACATTTAACAAGAGAAGGAGTAGATGAGAAACAACTTCATACCGCCTTTACCTCTACTATTGGTAATGGCAATTTTTATTTATACAATCACTTCGGTGCAACCGTAGCAGATAACTTATTGTCAAAGATAAGATACTTAGCTAAAGCATGTAATGTTGACTGGGTAATACTAGACCATTTACACATGGCATTGTCAGCACTAGGTGATGAGCATACTAATGATGAGAGAAAACTTATAGACTACTTTGTAAGTAAACTTAGAACATTAGTAGAAGAGACAGGCATTGGATTAATCTTAGTTAGTCATTTACGTAGGTCAACTGAAGGTGACAAAGGTTTTGAAGATGGTAAACAAGTAACATTAAGTAGTTTAAGAGGGAGTCAATCAATAGCACAACTATCAGATTTAGTTATTAGTATGAGTAGAGATTTAAAATCAGAAAACAATATAGCAAAAGTATCTATACTAAAAAATAGATTCTCTGGTGAGACTGGTAGTGCATGTAGTTTACATTATGATTTACAAACAGGTTGTTTATCAGAAGTAAAAGCAGAGGTGTTAGATGACTTCTAATTATATTAAAGAAAAAAAAGCGGCTATGACATGGACAATGTATGTTATGGAAGCTGTAGGTAGAGCGAAGAGAACAGGAATACCTGTTACTTTACACGTAGGTAAAGAAACTTCTGCTATGGTATTGCAAGAAGCATTGTTGTCTCTTGCATTTAGTGGAGAAGATGCCGCTTGGAATGTTCACATACAAACACATACGGTACACTAATGAGACCATTACCACACGTTACTAAAAAGATATTAAACGCAGACTATGTACAACTGACATGGTCGGATATAAATTCTGACAGCTCATGGAAAACTTTGAAAGATGCGTTAAACAGTAAACCAACAATCTGTATATCTACTGGTTGGTTAATAAAAGAAGATAAAGATGTTCACATATTAGTTGCTGATGTAAACTTTGAAGACAACGGAACATTAGGTGATGTAGGAAACATAACTACAATACCATCTAGCAACGTACTTAAAAAGAAAAAAATAAAATTATGAGATATTGTTTTGATATAGAAACAGATGGATTTTTAGATACAGCTACAAAAGTTCACTGTATAATTTTAAAAAATATAGACACAAATAAAATACTTCATCTTAATAATGAAGAAGCTGTAAAGAAATTAGAACAAGCAGAATTAATTATTGGTCACAACATTATCAAGTTTGACATACCAGTTCTTAAAAAGTTTTATAATTTAAAATCAACTGCAAAAGTTTTTGATACTATAGTAGCAACTAGATTGTTATTCCCTGATATTAAAGACCAAGATTTTAAACATAAAAATTTTC